TATTGATCAAGGCTTACGAAGACACTATCAAAGCCGAAGCCGAGAAGAAGGATGAAAAAGAGTAATGAACTTATTTTTCTGGCTTGCTGGCTCGCAGCACTCTTTGTCATTCTAATCATTGTCACTCTGGTAGCCGGATGTGACTCTGGCTGGTCAATAGCTGGCTGGGAGATTAAGTGAGTGAAAAACCAGTTACCGCACGAAGTTACAGGGGAACACTTGTGGACGACAACATGGTATTCTCTTTCAACATTAAATGGCTGGGACAGATTCTGGTTTTGTGTGGGATGCTGGTATACGGTTTCTGGAATATTATCGCTCGTATTGAAGCCCTTGAAGACGGGATGGCTGCTTCAACTGCCCAGATCGGTGAGTTGGTTGACAGGCACATAGAGGATGAACAGGTCAGGTATGCCAAGATGGAAGAAGAGCTTCAGTGGTATCAAAAAGAATTAAGTCTCAACCTGAACCCGCTAAACTGGCGAAAAAAGAAAAAGTAAGGGCATGTTGGCAAGAATTAACCATTATGTAAGCATACATGAAAAATTACCGAGAGATTAATGGACATTGCACAAGCGGTAGAACTTTATGGGCAGTTGGGAGCTACAGGAGTAATATCCTGTATTTTTGTTTTCCTTATAATGAATCTGATCCGCAGTCAGCGGGACCAGACCGATGACCTGGACAAGATAAAACAGTCAATCTCCAAAATGGAAACTGAAATCAACTCAACCTATTCCATATCAATCAAGTTGATTGACTCCATTAACTCATTCAAAAACAATATGAATGACAAACTGGACAGACGGCATGAGGCAGTTATGAAAGAGATTGATGACATGAGCGACAAGATCAGTTACATGAGCGGAAGGATCAATGGCAAGTAGTGCAACAACAGCGTCATACAGAGCTGAGACCACTGCCAAACTTGTCAAACTTGAAGAGCGGCAAATAAGCATTTTCAAAGCAATACAGCGTGTGGAAAAGCACCTGGACAAACTTAACGGACAGGTAGAAGAGAACAAGACCAATCTGACTAAAATAAGTACAGTTGGTTCGATTGGCATACTCATCATGCCTGTCATAGTATCAATAATAATGAGGGTAATATAATGGAATGGTTAAACTGGTCTAATGCTGCATATTTATTAGTAATCATCTTTGGTGCTTGGGGCACTATGGCTGCTACAAGATATCGCATTATTTTAAAAGAAATGAAAGAGGCAGCTAAAAAATATCATGAGGCCGCCAGGGATGGTAAGATTACCGCGAGTGAACAGCAAGCTATTGCAAAAGAGTGCATGGATGTATTACTGGCAGCAGTAAAACTTGTCTGGAAATTCTAGTGCCCAAGTTTGGTAAAACATCCAGAAGGCGTTTAAAGGGCGTTAATGCTAAACTTATTAATGTATTAAATGAGTTAATTAAGATCATGGATGTTACCATTATAGAAGGGCTGCGAACTGAAGAAAGACAGAAACAATTACTTAAGGAAGGTGCTACGAAGGTTAAATATTCTAAACACATGAGCGGGAAAGCGGTTGACCTGGCCCCCTATCCTATTGATTGGGAAGATCGTGAAAGGTTTCATTATATGGGCGGTATGCTGCGTGGCATAGGCCACGAGATGGGAGTCAATGTCCGCTGGGGCGGAGATTGGGATTCTGATGGCGAGATTAAGGACAATTCTTTCGATGACCTTGTTCACGTGGAGTTAAAAGATGACTGATGGCGAGAAAATTGACCACCTTATAGAAGTTATTAATCAACTTAAACAAATGTGTAACGAACTGGACGACCCCAAGTGCAACCATCACCTGGTCCTGGGTCTGATGGTTGCCATCATTGCTTCCACTCCAGTTCCTGATGTAACCATTCTGCCTAATTATAGGAGCATGGCAATAGCATGAGCAGACTAACAGCATTTTGTAATAATACTACTGACCTCCAGGGGGTTGTAGCGGATATCGACAAGTATGACCGCAAGCGTGTCCTTCCTCCGAATTGGGTTGAGTCAGGCACATCCAATCTTTATTATCTATTTAACCCAGGTCATGTGGGTCAGCTTTATAAGGATGGTGCTGAACAGACCAGTGTATCAGATACCCCCAACGCTAACAACGAATTTGAGTACGATGCAGGATCAGATAGGCTCCAGTTTTTCATGGGTGGTTTGAGTACATCATCAATGAACTCTACTGTGTTTGAAGCAGGGCAGGACTGGGATTCACTCAAAACCACTGTATGCAAGGAACAGGCAGACAGAATCAGGTCATATCTCAACCGTCCCATCTACAAACGCGGTAACTCCAGCTACCAGGGTGCATCAGACCGGGACTACGATTTCATCGTGGTTCGCATCAACGCCATACTCGCCTGTGCAGATTTAATCAGAAGCCAGGATGCGGAGCGGGCTGACGCTATCGAGGATATGGCGACCAATGTAGAAGGCACTGGCCTTTTGGACAAACTCAAGCGGAAAGAATATGTCCTGTGGAACGAGACTTCTTTCAGGTCAGAGGGAGGCGTTATTTCAGAGGTGTCGCTGGACAGTTCAACAACTGGCTACATAGAAGATATCAAATTAGATGGTCCTCCTGGGGTTGATTACGATGAGGTAAGAGTTGTGATTACTTCTGGGGCCGGAGGCACTTTCACGGTTGGCACTACCAGTGCGGTGAAATATGACGTTTACGTGAAAGACAGCACTGGTCTGCGCATGAGTAAGGTGATAGACGGAGAGATTATTAACGGCTCATATCAGCCCCTGGCTTACGGTGCTCAAATCAGATGGCAAAGTGGTGTCTACGTTGCCTCAGATGAATGGGGAATCACTTTTCAGTCAGATGAAATACCAATAGGCCAGGTGAAATCCGGGCAGCTATATCGGTAATGTCATCCAAACTGGTGTAAATAGATGGCGGTTACCTACGAGAACGTAGTATATGACAGAGTCATCAGCAGTTTGCATACGCTTATAGCAGATGAGTTTTCGATACCGATACTTTTTGATGAGCACGAAGGTAATCAAAGTTTTTTGATAACTCCGGTTTCAGACAGCTTGATAGACTTTGCAGCCAATTCCCAAACAAGGGCTTACGCTGTTGAAATCTCTTATCAGGTTCAGTCTTCCGGGGATTACACAAAGAATGTTGTTAAACAGATAACAGAAATGACAGAAAGACTTAAAAGACTATTGTACAATAACTCTGCATACAGTCCGAGTGATTCATATAAATGGCATGACGGCAGGGTTCAGTCAATAGAATATTCCAGAAATGAAGATGATAATTCCATTATCAATTCAGTAACAGGTTTTGAATGCACAATAGGAGAAATAATAGGATGATATACAAAGCAACAGCAAAGTTTAAAGATTTAGATACATCTAACGCTTATCATGGACTATCAAGGGACCAATACTATCAGTTGATGAATGGAGAAAGCGTTAAACTGAAAAATGAACCAAAAGCTCTTTTAAGGGGAGATTTTGTAGAATTAGCAAAACAAGTTAAAGTTAAAGTTAAGGAGAAGTAAACATGGCACTTACAACAGTACACTCAGGTAAAGAAGCCAGACTGTTCATTGCACAGGAAACAGCCTTCGGTACACCCAAAGCAGATGATACCGCATGGGCAGCGGACAATGCAGACGGAGTTATAGCATTACAATTAGTTGGAGACCCATCTCCAGTAGATGTCGGTGGGGTAATTCGTGACAGTACAATAAGATCACATGGACAGCGTGTTAAAAAGAATACTGATATTTATATATCCAGGGATGGCGCAATATTTACAATGCCTTTTGAAGTCATACCTACATTAGATGATATTGATTTTCTGATCTATACTGTCATGCAGGATATAGAAAGTGAATCTGATGCTGGGACTTACGAGAGGATATTTACCATTGACAGAGATACAACTCAGCCGGATTTTGGTGCAAATGGTGGGAAATTCCTGACAGTTACATTAGATGATCCAATCGCGTCAGAGAATGATCAATTAACATCCGCAATTATTTCTGAATTAACATTGAGTTCTGACCCTGGAACAAATGGCGGTAGAATGACTGCATCAGGAACATTCTTCAGCGGATTTGATTATAGCCATGATAACAACCTTGCTCCTGGTGCATCCATTGTCCCAGACACTCATTATTTTAATCATTCTTTATTGCAGACCAAAACTATTGGAGGTACGGCTGTTGTAGTTAATTCCTGGTCTTTGACAATCAATAATAATGCACAGCGTGTAGGTTCTGATACAATTGGAGATGCACAAAGTTATGCCATTGGTGTTCCTGAGTACACCATTACTGGCGAACTGAATGTAAAATATGACAGTGAAACTAAAGATATGCTTGATACATTTTTAGCAGGAACAGATACTCTCATCGTGCTTAATTATGGAAGTGCGAGTTCAGAAGGATTCCTACAGTTTACTATCAATGCTTCATTTACCGGACACACCAAGGATTTCGGAGGAGATGCAGGAATGTTTTTGTCTATACCTTTTGAAGGAGTCGATGACGGAACTAATGATGCACTTAAAATAGAAATGGATAATAGTTTAAATAGAGCTTGGATATCATAATACCTAAAATATTTCCAAAAACATAAAAAGAAATGGAGACATTATGCAGGTTAAAACCCCTCACGGCGAATTTGATGTCCGCGACCTTACCTTCCGCAACAGGCGCAAACTCCATAGCCTTGAAATAAAGTCTGTATCTGATGGCGAGGTCGACCTTAACAAGTTCTATGAAGTGCTTGAATGGGTCATGGATTTCGCCTTCAAAAACCCAGAAGATGCCTTTGCCAAACTTGATGACAACCAGATTGACGAAGTCCTCCTGGCGGTCTATAACGAGTACAAGGAACCTTCTAAAAAAAAGTAATTAAGGCTCGGGTGGGGCTTTGGATGAGTTATCAGAAAGCTGATACAAGAACCCTGATCTTCCCCTATGAATGCCAGAGCCCCACTCTCAACAAAAAGATCACCTACGACGAAGATGAGCTCTGGCGGGAGATCGACAGAATCTTAGCCGAAGATGAGCGGGGCAAATTCACGCCTGGTGCTAATTTATACCATAACCTTATACTATGTGCCGATGCCTCCTATTTCCTTGATTCTGAGACGAATATGGTCCTTGAGGAGTATATGGCTATGAAGAGGTTTAACATTCCCCTGGCAGCATCTATTGACGAGGTGGAATACAATAGATTAGTAGTCTTTTCGGCTATTGATGAGGAATATAATGCTTGTATAAAGGCAGAGCAAGATGGCAAGAAATAGTTTCGATATAAATATTTACCTGAGAGGCTTTGAAAAGGCCCAGAGTCAAGTCAATAAAACTAAAAAGGGTCTGGACAGGATGCGTGTTTCTACATCAGAATTACGCCGTACTATCGGAGCCCTGAGAAATAACTTATTACTGGTCAGCTTTACCTTTGGCTCAATTATTAAGTTATCCGAAAGATTAGTCCAGACATATAAAAAACAGATAGATGAGGAAAGGAAGCTGGAGGCAGGGCTCAGGAACATTGCCGGGACCAGTTCTAATACTGCCGACAACCTCAAAGGTCTCGCTGCCCAACTACAGCAAACCACTACCTTCGGAGATGAGACCACCCTCTCAGGTATGGCTCTCCTTACGACCTTCCAGTTAAATGAAGCCACCATAAGAGAACTCACACCGAGAATGCTTGATATGGCGGCAGCTATGGGCGGAGATGTCCGCAGTGCTGCCCTGCAATTAGGAAAGGCATTTACGGGTCAGGTATCCGCGTTATCCCGCTCTGGTGTTGTTATTGACCAAGTTGGGCTTGCTATAGCCAGAACCCAGGGACCAGCAGCCGAGGCAGCGTTTTTATTCGAGCAGTTAGACAAGAACTTTAAAGGCTTTGCAGAGGCAATTAGAAACTCGCCAATAGGCGAATTAGAAACATTAAAGAACAGACTCTCGGATGTTAATGAAGTGCTTGGGGAAATGAGCGTCCCAACCCAAAAATGGTGGCTGGAATTTAAAATTGGAGTATCAGAGAGTATTGGATTTTTAGGTGTTTTCCTCGATGAACTTGGGAAAGTAAATACTGCCAATCAGTCTCTTATTGTAGGATTTATGGATGCCTTGGAAAGTGCGGGAAAGGAATGGGAGGCGAAATTAAACCCTGTAACCAAGGCGACTAAAGAACTAACTGAGGCTGAGGTGCTGTTGCAAAAACAGATACAACTCCAAAATATTACTTTAGAAGTTAATAGAAATGCCCTCGAGGGAATCCATCATAAATACCAACAAGCATCTCTTTCTATAGTCCCGTTTCTTTCTCTAAAAGAACAAGAAATGAAACTCAACGCAGAGGAACGAATCCTCTTTGAAGCTGAGAAAAATGATTTGCTTACAGGAATAGACCTAAAAGAGAAGGAGATGGAGCTTGATATAAAGATGATCAAACTGCGAGCCCAGCGATTAGCAATGCAAAAGCAAGTCGCATCCAGTACAATAGCCATGTTGGGCGAGACAACATCCAAGTGGAAAAGCCATATGAAGGCTCGCCAGGATGCAGAGATTGATGCTCTTAAAGAAACAGGGAAGTACAAGGAAGCTGATGCTGACAAACAGAAGCAGATGGAAAAGGAAGTGCGAGAGACTTTCTCATCGGAAGCAAGGAGGATATTCAAGTATGAGCAATTATCAAGTCTGGCAAGCATTGCGTTTAAGACATCCGAAGCGATAATGAAAGCTGTGGCAATGTTCCCGCCAACTGGCTTGCCGTTTACCCTTGCGATAGCTGCTATGGGGGCCGCACAGGCGAAATTGGTACTCTCCCAGCAACCGCCCACTTTCGCTCAGGGTGGTGATTTTGTAACATCGGGACCGCAGACAATCGTTGTTGGGGATAACCCTGGCGGAAGAGAGCGGGTCAAAATCACTCCGCTTTCGAGTCCGAATATAAATGGTCCATCAGAGACCAATTTAACAATCAATGTTAGTGCTCCATTACTCGACGAAACAGTAGTCGATCATATACTCCCATCTATAGAACAAGCAATACGAAGGGGCGAGTCTAAGCTAAAAACAATTAATACTCATGTATTACCCGGGTCTGTATTCCTAGTACCCTAATGCTCACTACATCAACAGATTGGACAAACTCAGTTGCAGCGAGTAGTGTTAAGATTATCCCACTTATCCGATTGTACTATGGGCCAGAGTCATCTTATATAGCAGTATCCACTTATGACATAACCCACGACTCAGTATTTTACCGTGGATTATTAAAGTCCAACATCACATCAAGCGAGGGGATTGATGTGCATTCCCATAATCATACCATTTCCAACCTGGTATTAAACTTCATCAATTATAACTATAAGCAGAATGTAAAATTCTCAGATTATATAGAGGATACAAGTCTCGGGAGCGGTGCTGATATAGGATTCTATAATCGAAAATGCGACATAAGATTAGCGACACAGGACGTTACCACCTGGAGCAATTCATTTCCGTTTTTCGTGGGTATTGTAAGGGAGATTCAGCACGATATTGACTCTGTTAAATTTACCGTAGAAGATCGCAACTCATTAAAATACACTACCATCCCTTCTGAGCGTATTACCGCATCAGATTACCCGCTTGCTCCTAATAACAGTAAGGGCATCCCTATTAATATTGTAGTTGGAGATCATGGATTCACCAATCTTGATGCTACGACACCCTCCATAAGCCTGTCTAACGACAGCGTAATGGTAAAGGGCTTAGACAGTCAGGCGAATAGAAATCAGTACATATTCGCCAATGATACCAGTTCCGCATTAACCACAGATGATATCTGGCTTTATGATAAAACAACAGACCGCTTTTTAAAACTTGATACATCCCATGTGACCATTTCAAACCCGGATGGGAATGGATATACAAGCGTAGTCCTTCGTTTTAGTTCTAATAATATGATTGTATATGATTGGTGGCTGAGCAATGGCGGATCGAACCCTTCGGCAGATTATGATTTTACTGATCCAGGTAACGCTGGCGATGGAGATTTAAGCACAAAAGCGGTTCTTAACCAAACATTCAGTTCAGGCTCAGGGACTAGAACCGCAATATTAAGAGTCCTTTTCCCCGATTATGATATGTCTGGCTATGAATATATTGATGATATAGAAATATTTTACAAGGGTAATTATACAGTCATGTCTGGAGATGATAGCGACATTACTGCGTATGTTGGCGGGTCGGGGATAGATGTTTCCAGTACCCTTAATGTAAAATCAATAACATCAGAAGGAGCCATTCACGATATAGGCTCATCTGATTTAGCACCTACAAAAAACACTATTGAATACTCAGGGGGTGACGGTAGCGACACATTTAAACTCAGTTTTGACGGCACTGCTACTGCCAATATATTAGAAAGTGCAAACGCAGCCAGTTTAAATTCTGCAATCACGGCTTTAAGTGATTTTGACAGCCTTTATGTAGCCAAATCAAGTAATCAATGGTTTGTAGAATATAAGGGTGTATCACTTGGCAAGTATATACCAAAACCAGATGTGTTAGACAGAACGGATGATCTTAGTCTATCAATCACAGAGACACAAAATGGTAAAACCGCAACGGCTGAGATGGTAGGCAGTGCTGCAAGCGGTTATCTGGATTTAACAGTCCGACAGCCGACATCTGCCAAGACCCCGCTCGTGAATCTGCAAGTGCATGAATTATATAAGAAAGTTAAACTCGTGTTTGGGTCAACCAGTTTGATAGACCGCAATAGGTTTGAAGTATATGCAAGAATGAGCGGAAGGGAATATGGAACCTGGGTCAATGGGCGTTCCACAGCAGAAGGGTTTAGCGTTAACCATCCTAAAGATGATGGTTCCGGTGATCTGATCGAAAATCCATCTGGGGTTATTGAGAGCGTTTACAGGGATGATCTCGGTTTTGTTGATGCGGATATTGTTGAGGATGATTTTAATGTGACCGCTGACTTTCTTTCTTCTTGGAAACACAGCTTTACCATATCTAAAGAAACCGATACAAAAGATTTAATCACATCCCTCTGCCGGGAGTC